ATGCGGATGCAGCCCAGGGTGATGCTACGACGGCTATCGGCGCGTCCATCGACGCCATTAACGATGCCGCTGCTGCTCAAGGGACCGCCAACACCGCTGTCACCGATGCTGCTACGGCGGACGGCAAGGCCGTCGCCGCGCAGGGTGACGCTACCCAGGCTCTCTCTGACGCTGCCAACGCTCTGACTGCGGCCCAGCTTGCTGTGTTGCCTGCCGAGGTCAACGCCAACGTGACGGCCATCTCTGGCGGGGCTATCACTACTGGCACTGTTGATGCCAACCGTCTGTCGGCGGTTGACATTCGGGCACGCTGGCTGGAGGCTGGCAAGATCGACACGATTGACCTCGTAGCCGACTCGGTGACTGGCGACGAGATTTATGCGGAGTCACACATCGTGGTGGGTGGCGACGACGACAACAAGATCAGCCTGATCGGTTCATCGGCCCCCGAGACGACAATGATTGCAGTGACCACCACATGGGAGGCTGGATGGGCCGACCTGATCTCAACATGGTCCGTCACTCACGCTTTGCCTGCCACGGATGGCGACTGGCAGGTTAACGACGGCAGCGGGCCGCATGCGCCTAGCAGCAACTCGCTGCTTCCACTGCCGCTCCCAGGTGTGCCCGCCGCACCCGCTTTGCAGGGCGCTTCGAACCAGATGGGAACCGAGAGCGCGGGCACTGGCATGGACGGCACGGCTACCGACTCGGCCCTCAACTTCATCACATACTTGCCGCCTGGCCTCGCTGTCGGGGCTTACGGCTTCTGGTCCAAGGGTGGCAACACCAACGGGCAGGGCCTATATCTCCGCTCTGACGGCGCAGACAACTATGAAGTGATCTTCACACACAACAACAGTTCCACCACAGACCCAGGCTACTGTTCGGCTGCGGTCACTCCTGGCACGCACATGATCGGCGCGGCATTCGACGGCGACATCATCGGTTCGAATGCGTATCTTTACGTCGATGGCAAACTTGCCGATTCGGCGGTGACGACCAGAACAGTTACCAACGGCACTGGCAGCCCCGAGGTCGGCGCGTACAATGTCCACGAACAGTCCCCAGACGGGCAGGCCGCGAAGCTTGATGGCACGGGCATTGTCATGGGCATGTTCCTTTGGACCAAGGACGGCTCAGGGTGGTTGACCAACGAGACCGACACACTGTTCCAACGTGCCTACGGCTACTTCTTCGGACACCTCGAAGCACCGTTCTACGCTGACGCTTCGGGCCGTGTCTCTCTCGGGCGGGGCGCGATCCAGTACGACCCTGACACCAGCACAACGACCTTTGAGGGCGTTGTTGCCGCTGACGCTTTCGAGGTGTTTGATGCTGGTTCCCGCATCTTCGCTGTCGAGGGCAACGATCAGGCCAACACTGGCTACGACACTATGCGGTTCGAATCGTCGCTGGGTTCGTTCCCGTTGACGTGGACGATTGACTGGGCGCAGGAGAACGACGACGTATTTGATCCGTCTTGGTTCTCTATCGGCAACTGGTCCACCGTGTCGGGCACTGCTGACGGCAACTTTACCAACATGTATTCGGGTATCGGCTGGGTGTACAACTCGGACAGCAACTCGGCAAGGTGGACGGCATCGTCGGCCACTTACATTGACCTGGGTGAGAGCCTGGGGACGGGGTACGGTCACGTCCAGCTCAAGACTGGGGCCGTGAACTGGACGTTGTACGATCCGTCGAACCCTGCGACGCTTCCGTACATCCAAACCTCGGCCACGACCCGCGGCGCTGACGGCAGCGTGACGGAGCCTGCCTACTCTTTCGCGGACGACCCAAACACGGGCATGTATCGCTACAGCAGCGACCACATCGGCTGGTCCGCTGGCGGCTACCAAATGATGGTGATGAACACGGATGGCACCTACTTTTACGACCACACCAGCACCGCCAACTATCTGAACATTCACGCCGACGCTAACTATGGTCGGATCACGACATCAGAAAACTGGTTCTATTTCAATAAAGGTCTCAGAGTGGACACGGGCCAAGTCAGTTCGTATAACGAACCCCTGTACTTGGGCGTCGATGGCATCACGATGGTGACGATTAATAACGACAATAACGTCGCTGGCATGGTGGTCTACCAGAACTACGCCAGCCCAATCGGTGAGGGCATTGACGCGGCCATAGTCATTCGCACTAAGAATGCCAACCTGATTACGGGCGAAGTGGCTGGCCTGGCGATGTGGACCCAGTATTCCACCGACCGACACGTCCACCAGCGCGTCTACCACGGTACGGGCGATGTCCTCACCTACCGCAACTGGGAGAACACCGCATGGGTCGGTTTGCAGGCGTTGTCGTTCGCTGTCCAGTCGACCATCAAGTCGAAAGATAGGGTCCGCACGGCACGCGACGAACGGGGTCTGCTTGACTTCGCTGTCGCAGGGCCACGCAAGATGGCGTTCAGCCAGCACCGCAAGGTGCGGCCCGTCTTGTTCGACAACAAGTATGGCGAGTACCTCACCGAATGGGCGGGATGTACAGGCCACTCAGTCCGCGACCACGCCAACGAAGACCCCAGGGACGAGCACGACAAGAAGTGGACCGAACCTGTATTCCACGAAACCCGAGAAGAATGCTTTGAGGCCGACTGTAAAGGTGGGGACAACACCCGCAAGATTCAACACCATTGCGACGACTACATATGCGGCGGCACGAAGGAGCGTCCCTGCGACCTCGTTTCCCGCCACGTCAACCGCGTCGGTTTGATCGCTGAAGAGATCGAAGAGATTTGGCCTCGGGCAGTCACCCAAGACATGTACGGTGACGAGAAGGGCATTGACTACTCTGTCATCGTCACCGAGCTACTCAACACCGTAACCCACTTGTTGGAGGACCGCGACGAGATGCGTGACCGTGCGGCGGCAGCCATCGTTGCTCGACGGTCGGCCGAGAAGCGGCTCGACGCTCTCGAAGCGCAAGTCGCAGAACTGATGGGGGACAGGAAGACCAATAGGCGATGACCGAAACCAGCGAGTTCTCCCAACAAGAAATCGAGATGGCACTCATCCTTCGGAAGTGTGCCCCCGACTGGGAAACCAGCAGCCTCGAAGAAAAGCTCGAAGGGTTCATGTTCTTCTGTGAACACTTCGGACACATCAAGCACCCGTCCGAAGGCATGATCCCCTTCAAGCTGCGGCCAGCCCAAAAGGAGACAGTCGAATGCTGGCTGGATGAACGGTACTCGATCGTGCTCAAAGCGCGACAGGTCGGGTTCTCCACCCTCGTATCCATCTTCTGTTTCTGGTTGACGTTCTTCTACCCTGACCGCCACATCATTATGCTGTCCCGCACGGAGCGCGAATCAGCGAAGCTGCTTTCGCACTCCAAATACCTGTACAACGCTCTACCCGAGTGGATGAAACATGTTGGGCCAGTCGTACAGTTCACGCAGACCCGCTGCTCGATGTCGAACAACTCGGCACTCGAATCCATGCCGTCCGCTAACGACCCTGCCCGTGGCTCCACCGCGTTCCTTATCGTGGTCGACGAGATCGCGTTCATCCCGAACGCCGATGACGCCTGGGCGTCCATCGAGCCAGTGGTCGACGTCGGCGGTTCGTGTATCATGCTGTCCACCGCATACGGTGAAGGCAACCTGTTCCACAAAATGTGGGTCGGGTCACAGACTGGCACCAACCAGTTCAAAGGCTTATTCTTCCCCTGGCACGCTTCCGACCGCGACCAGGAATGGTACGACAAGAAGAAAGCCGAACTGCCCGCATGGCAGTTGGCCCAAGAGTACCCCGACAATCCCGAGGAAGCGTTCCTCAAATCGGGGCGGCCTGTGTTCGACCACGACGCCATGCGTGACATCATCACGTCGGAACCGTACCGTGGGCGGATCGTCAAGTCGCCTGATGGGCCTTTCGAGTTCGAGGACGACGGCGGGCCGCTGGCTGTCTGGGAGCATCCGAAGGCTGACGCGGTCTATGTAATCGGGGCTGACGTTGCGATGGGCCTGGCTCACGGCGACTTCTCGTCGGCTCACGTCATTGACGCTAAAAGCGGCAAGGTCGTGGCCGAATGGTGGGGCAAGGTGGAACCAGACCTGTTTGGGACGCACATCCTCAACATGTTGGGCCGCTACTACAACGAAGCGTTGCTGGGTGTGGAGAACAACAACCAGGGGCTGGTCACTGTCACCGCTTTGAAGCGGGTCCAGTATCCCAACCTGTATCGTGCGCGTGGGGAAGAGAACAAGCGTGGCACTGTGAAGCGTACCGACACTTACGGGTTTTCGACGAACAAGAAGTCGAAGCCGTTGATGATCGGGGAGCTGGCGGGTGCGATCCGCGACAAGGCTATCACCATCGAGTCCGAGGCGACCATTGCAGAGCTTCGCACCTACGTTCGTGACAACAGTGGCGGAACTCACGGTTCCCCGCACGACGACAGGGTCATGTCTTTGGCGATCACAGTCCAGATGGTGAAGTGGTGTTATCTGCCAGAGTTTCAGGGTGCGGCTCCGAAGCCTGGGCCTGGGACGTGGGGCTATAACTTGGAGAAAATGTACGCTGAACCGAAAAAGGCGAAGAAAGTGGACCTTATCGGCCAGCATTCGTTCAAAATGGTCCGATAACGGGTGGGGGGGGACAAGAATGCTAAGTAGTAGTATGTTTAAGACTTGCGAGTGCGGAAAAGAGTTCACTGAGGACCAGTCCTCTGGTGCGACCTGTTATCGTTGCAAGCTGGACGGCCTGATGGTCAACTGGGTGGGCGGCGGAGGCTACGGGCGTGAAGCCTTCCATAGTGGCACCGTCAAGGAGCACGTCGACTCCCAGTTGGCCTCGGCCGCAGCGAATGGTACGAGGGTAGAGAAGGTTCCCGAGAGAGCCGAGCTGATCTAGTATGAATGCCATCCAAGAACTAGGCTACTGGGTGTTTTGCATCAACGTAGCTTACACTATCGTCTTCTGGACGTCCGCCTGGACGCTGATGGAACGGCGGCGCGGCATCTATGTCGGATCGCGCCGAACGCCCTGGGCTAAGGTGGGCGGCTTGTGTCTCGCTACCGTTGGCCTCCTCACGTTGTCCATTTCGTTCCTGCCCGAAACTTGGCCTGTAAAAATCTACACTTACGTTACCCCGTCTTTCATCCTTATCGGAACAGCATCCCTGACGGCGACGATCCGCCGCGAACGGCAGTTGGGCGTGATAGCGACCGAGGCGATTCGGAGGGAACTTGAATGACTCTCCCAGTAGCCATCGTGACGGCGGTGATTTCGCTGCTCACGATCATTGGCGGCGGACTCTGGGGCTTTAAGCGCAACAACATTTCGGGGGCCAAGGAAGTCACCGAATCAGCCCTGCAGCTCATCAAGCCGCAACACGACCGCATCGCACAGTTGACCACTTCGGTCGATTTGATGGCGGAATCCATCAGGGTGTTGCAATTCCAGATCACCGAACTTGAACTTCATATCACTTCCCTGTCCGACCAGATTGTAGACTTGGGGCATGTCCCCATAACTTCTTATCGTCGGCCACGACCGACAACCCCACACCCCCATAGCGAGGACCGATAATGGAAACCAGGACTATCACCCGAATCGTCAAGCGCCACATCCAGGTCGCAGCCAAAGCCTACGTCGCGGCCATCATTCCTGTGCTCGCCTCCATTGTCTTGGCGGTCACTGATGTTACTGACATCGACTTCCGTACTGCTGGCCTAACTCTCCTGGCTGCCTCGACGCAGTGGGCGGGCGTGTATTACACGGCCAACTACAAGACGAAGCTCGAAGACCTGGCTGGCAAGGAAGCCTGATGGCCCGTCCGACGAAGCTCAATACGCTGAAGCGGTATCAGGGCGAACTGGTCCGAGGACGCAAGCACCGCAAGGACGGTGACCGCGAGGCCAAGTGGGGTCGCATGGTCGACTTGTACGAGGGCAACCATCACCACGGTGAGGGTACGTCCGACCGTATGGTTGTGAACCGCGCGTTCAAAACGAAGAACGTCATCTCCCCTTCGGTCGCTTTGCGTAACCCGAAGTTTATGGTGAAGGCCCGTCTGCCTGAGAACGCAGCCCAGGCGCTGCTGACTACCGACATTCTCAACTATGTGTGGCAGTCGAACCGTTACAAGGCCGAGTTCCGTTTGGCAGTGGACGACGATTTGGTCGTCGGCCACGGCTGGCTGAAGGTCGGCTACAAGTTCGCGAAGCCCGTCGAGGTTAAGTCGACCGAAGAGGACGCGGCGATGGATGTCGGTACTGAGCCTGGCGTCGATGATCGAGAAGACAAGGAAGGCAACGTCGAGCATGAGAAGTATGATGCGGATGATGAACGGGCATTCGTCGAGCGAATCTCCATGTTCGATATGTTCGTTGATCCTGACGCAAGGTCTTTGGGTGAGGCCCGCTGGATTGCTCAACGGGTACGCCGCCCTGTGGCGGACGTTAAGGTCGACTCCCGATACATTCCTAGCCATCGTAAGATGGCGGCTACTACGTCCGCTGACCAGTGGACTGACGAGCGTGAGGAGGTTAGCGGAACTAATGGTGTCTCTAAGGGATTCTGTGAGGTCTGGGAGTTTTACGATCTTCGCGAGAACACCGTCTGCACAATATTGGGCGGGTATGAAAAAGGATTCCTGATTGCCCCGACGAAGATGCCGTATACTTTTGGGCATCCGTTCATCATGCTCCGCAACTATGAGGTGTGTGACAAGTTTTATCCGATGGGTGAGCTTGAGTCGATCGAGGCGTTGCAGCAGGAGTTGAACAAGACTCGCACCGAGCAGATGGAGCATCGTCGCGGCAACCAGCGCAAGTATCTTGCGATGGAGGACGCTTTGGACTCGGATGCGTGGGAGGCTCTGCAGTCGAACACAGACGGCGAGGTTGTGAAGGTTAAGCCGCAGTATTCGTTGTCGGAGGCTGTCCAGTTGATGCCGACGCACACTATCTCTGGTGACGCTTACAACATGTCTGACATCATTGATGCCGACATTGACGACATTACGGGTGTGACCGATTATGCTCAGACGTCGATCCGTCGTACCGCTACTGAGGCGGCGATGATTCAGGATCAGTCGAACGCACGGTCGGCTGACAAGCTGTCGAAGATTGAGGACACTCTCGCTCTGGTTGGCGAGCGGTTGATCCAGTTGATGCAGCAGTACATGACTGGTAAGCAGACGGCCCGTATTGTCGGGTCGGATTCGTCTCCGATCTGGCTTGAGTATGACAAGCACATGATTGAGGGCCAGTTTGACTTTGAGGTCGAGGGTGGTTCTACTCAGCCGATGAATGAGTCTTCGCGCCGTCAGGCTGCGTTGCAGTTCTCGGATGCGATGATTCCGTTCATTGACCGCGAGGTCGTTGATCCGATGCCTGTCGCTATGAAGCTTTTGGAAGATTTTGGGGTTCGTAACCCTTCGATTTTCTTGGCGCAGCAGGCACCAGAAGAAGAGCCTCTCCCTGAACAGGGACAGGAGCTTGGCGGGGGAGATCCCTCGGCTCTGGGCATGCCGCCTGAGATGGCGGGTATGCCGCCTGAGATGGCGGCTATGCTTGGGGGCGAGGCTCCGCTTCCGCCAGAAGGGCTTGAGCAGGACATGTCGGCTATTGAGGGCATCCCTCCAGAGCTGATGTCTCGACTCAATATTGAGGCTTCTCCCGCCCAGCAATTCTAAGGGGGGGGGACAAGAATGTTAATGTATGAAGAACAACCGACCGAAAAGGACTCTTTGAGCAATGACAAGTGAAGACGTTGGCGGATTTTCCGCCTCCCAGGACGGCGCGGAACCAATCAGTATTGGTGACGCGGCTCCAGAACCCACAATCGAAGCACCCGCCGATACGGATGGACAAGCAGAGATTGAGGGTGCAGCTAGTGAGCCTGCGGCTTTCAACATGGACGAGTACGGTAACCATACGGCTACTGTAACTGTCAATGGTGAGGAGCATCAGGTCACGATGGCAGAGGCTCTTGCGGGCTATCAGCGCCAATCGGCGTTTACGCAAGGGATGCAGGAAGTTTCGAGCGCGCGCGCTCTCCAAACAGCTTTGGAGAATCCCGCAACACGCGCTCAAGCCCTCCAGCTCATGAACGATCAGTACGGCGCAGCCGCAGCAAACGAGGCCGCAGAGGCATCTGCATCTTCGGGCGCTGACGACTACCTGGACCAAAGCCCAGTCGAGCGGCAGCTCGCTGAGTTGAGGGAATGGAAGCTGGGGATCGAACTCGATGAGACAATGACGAGGCTGCAAGAGAAGTACGGTGACACTTTCGTACCCGACGATGTCTACAATGCGGCGCTCCAGCGCGGCACTCAGGATATCAGCGAACTCGAAGGGGTGTTCCAGTCCTTGAAGTTCGAGGAAATGTTCGCGAAAGCTACGGCCACCGATCAGGCGGCAGCAGCAGACGTGGCAGACGACTCGGCCCGCAAGGCCGCAGCTCAGGCTGCAGCCGCCGCGATCTCTTCAGGGAATGGTGTGTCCGCAGGGTCAGCCGCTTCCACCCCAATCCGATACAAGACGTTTGCCGAAGCAGCGGATGCTGCGTGGGCAAGCGACGCTCCATTCTAATATCTAGCACCTTGAAAGGGTGATTCATTATGGCCGCAGCAGACGCTCAAGCCTCCTACCTCAACACCACACTCGACAACTACCGCGCGCAGCTCGTTGACAACGTGTTCAACAAGCACGTCCTGTCGTGGCTGCTCATGGACAAGTCCCGTACCCGTATGCTTTCGGGTGGCGAACAGATCGTCGAGCACCTGCTCGTCGCTGACAACACCGACACTGGCAACCTTGCCGAGTGGGCACAGTTCGACATCACCCCCCAGGGTGGCATCGAAGTGGCGAAGTACGACTGGAAACAGCTCGTTACTTCGATCGCCGTTTCGGGCATGGAAGAACTGAAGAACAACGGCAAGGAAGCGATTCTCAATCTGCTCCAGGCCCGCGTGAAGCAGTCCGAGTCCAGCTTGCAGAAAAAGGTCAACGACCAGCTCCTCGGCGTAAGCGCTGGCGGCTGGACCTCGATCTATGACGCAATCGACGACACGGTCGTCCTCGGCGGACTCGACCCCGCCACGGAAACGGTCTGGGCCTCGCCCGTCACCGACGCAGCTTTCGCTACGTCTGGTGTCACCGCTGGAACCGCCACGTTCGCACAGCTTCAGGGCTACCTGACCTCGCTGTACAACACGGCTTCCGACGGCAACGAGCACGTTCACTGCCTCCTGGGAACACAGGACATCTTCGAGACGTATGAACTGGGTCTGACCCCGAACGTGCGTTTCCAGGCGAAGACCAAAGATGGCGACATCGGCTTCACCAACCTGCTGTTCAAGGGTGTCCCGTTCTACTTCGACAAGGCCGCTGAAGCTGGCTCCGTCGTGGGTATCAACACTGACACTCTGACCCTGGTCGGTCACAAGGACCGTTGGTTCAAGCAGTCGAAGTTCACCGACAGCCCGATCGACAGCGCGAGCGCCACCACTGGTGACGCCACGTTCGTCGATGCCCGCTACGCGGTCATCTCGGCAGTCGGCAACCTCACGGTCAACGACCGTCGCAAGAACTTCAAGCTCAAGGGCTTCGACCTCTGAGTTAGGGTTTACGCTAACATCGTTACAAAGGTAGCGGGGAGGGGGCGCAAGCCCTCTCCCCTTTGCCAGTGCAGGGGACAAGAAAGGTAAAGGGTATGGCATCAGAATACATTTACGTTTTGCAGAACTCTGACATCGGGGAGCTTTCGAACTCCCAGGAACACGTCGGGCCGAACTCGATGCCGTCGTACTCGACCGCACCCTACCTCAACCCTCGAAAGAACCGCTGCTCAGGCAAGGACGACACCTGCCAGGCGTACTCGATCAAGGCCAGCCGCGAAACGCAGACCCCCCTCTGTGCAGGCTGCATCAAAGCAGTCGAGCCTGACACCATGACCCCAGGAGTAGCACCGTGAACGTACAGGAACTTCGTGACGCCGTCCGACTCCAGCTCGACCTCGAAGTCGAGGATCTCTCCAATGCGCTCGTAGACCTCTATCTACTCGAAGCGTTCCAGCAGACCACGTCCAACGAGAACCGTTGGCCCTGGCTCGAAACGTCTTGGACTGTGTCCGCCACTTCCGATGGGGCACCGATAGACCTGCCTTCGGACTTCGGCGTTGCCGCGTCCTTGACAGGCGAGGGACTCCAGTCCGTGAGCCACGTCAACCATAGCTCTGCTGAAGCCTACTACTCGGATGACTCTTCGGGCAGCAACACTGCCGACTTGTTCTCCATGTGGGGTGGGCAACTGTATCTGTGGCCGAAGGCGAACACAGACAAGGATATCACTGTTCGTGGCTGGCGCATGTTGTCGGAGGATTGGGTTGGGGTTGCTGCGGCGGTCCCTGACTGTGATTCTCGTTTGCATCCTTCGATGGTGCATTACGCTATTTCTCGGGCTTATGCGGGCCAGGAGGATGACATTCTTTCCCAGTTCTATTTGGCGACGTGGCAGCGGATGGTGTCTGTGACGATGACGCAGATCATGCGTGCCGAGTATCAGGGGTCGGTGCAGATGGGGCGTGGCCTTGCTACGGCGCGTCGGCGCGCTAACGTCGGTCTGGTTGCTCTCTGATGGCTAACCGTATCCAGGCTCTCAACTTGCAAGACTTTTCTGGCGGGTTGAACTTTCGGCGTTCCGAGTTTACTTTGGGTCCGACTGAGGGTGCGGACATGTTGAACGTCGAGGTTGTCGAGGGTGGTGTCCGTACCCGCAGGGGCTGGGAGCGTTGGAATGATGCGCCGATCACTGTCGCAACCTGGAACCCTCGGGTCGCGTTTCTGCATGAGGGGTCGTCTGGTTTGGACTCGGTCATTGTCCGCAATGAGGGTGATGACACTTTGTATTGGTCGTCGAACGGTACGTTCGCTGACCTGACTCATACGGCTGGGTCGGCTTTCACGGCCACTATGGCCGACTTTGCTCCTTGGGGCGACGACTTGTACATTGTGCGTGGCGGTTCGGCTGCACCTGCGGTGTGGAATGGTGTGTCGGCTGACTGCACGCTGCTTCTGTCGACGCCTGGCGCGCAGGCTTTCTCTGACGACTACACGGTCCCTGTCACTGGCGGGTTCGTTGAGGCGGACTTCACGACGGCCCACGGTGGCCGTACTTGGGTGGCGGCGACGACTGAGGACGGTGTGTCGCATCCTCACCGTGTCCGTTGGTCGCATCCGAATGTTCCTGACGCTTGGGCGTCATACGATTACGTCGACATTTTGGAGGGTGGTGGCCCGATCACGGGTATCGTCCCGATGCAGGACCATCTGCTGGTGTTTAAGGCTTCGTCGGTGTGGGCGATCTTCGGTTACGACGGCCCGTCGCAGCAGTTGATTAACGTGTCCCGCACGAAGGGTGCAAGGTCGACTCAGGTCATTGCCCGTTCGGAGTCGGCGTGCTATTTCATGTCGATGCCTGACGGCGTGTTCCGTATCGCTGACGGTACGGCGGCCCAGGAAGTTTCGTATGCGTTGCGTCCGATGTTGTCGTCGGGCGACTTCGTTTCGGGTTTGGCTGACGAGCAGTGGCTCGGCTGGGTCAATAACCGTCTGTGGTGGTCGGTGCCTTACGACGATGTGGGTGTCGCTACGGAGGCGACTGTCACGTTTGTTTTCGACCCTTCGGTCGGCCAGTACGGTTCGTGGACCAAGTTTCAGGGCGGCGACGGCGGCACGCTTGGCCCGTTCGCTCAGGGCGGCTACGCTCAGGGTTCGACAGCTTCGCTGGGCTTCGCCCGCAACTCTGCCGATGTGGTTTTGTTGGACATCAAGGACCAGGCGGTCGATGACATCTCGGGTTCCTCGGAGCCGTTCGGCACACGCTACACGACGGGCTGGCTGAACGCTGGCACCATTGATCTCAAGAAGCGTTGGAAGCGTCCGACGTTTGTGTCTTTGGATGGCGGCGAAGATTACCGTTTCCAGGTTTCTGTGCGCGCCGATTACACGTCTGGTCGGGTGACCCGCAAGTTTGGTGTCGATGTCAACACGGCGGCCGACGGTTCCCGTTACGGCGACGGCACCGCATACGGTGACGGCTCCGTCTACTCGGTCGGTTTCGACGACGAGATGCAACTCAAGCGCGGATCGTCCTTGGGGACAATGGCGGCCACACAGCTACAAATCGACGGGGAGCCTGGCATTGCCTGGGGACTCGGCGCAATCGTACTCAAGTACCGATCACGAAGGATGAGCTGACATGGCTTCATTGAATATTCCTAACGACATTGTTGATGCCGCTCTCATTGAGGCTATCGACCACCAGCAAAACTATCAGGAGATCGAGACGCATGTCAATGCGAACTTGGTCAACAAGGATGGTTCGGTCGGCATGGCTGGCCCGCTGCTGCTGAACGCTACGGCAACCGCCCCGTTGGAGGCTGTCGGTCTGGCTCAGATGGAGGCTGCTGATACGGCCGCGGCTGCGACCGCTTCGGCGGACGCTACGGCGAAGGCCGATGCGGCTGAGGCTGCTGCCGTTGTCACGGCGAACGCTTACACTGACACGAAGGCTATTGAAACAGATTTTGCGACGGATGTGACTGCTGGGAGTCTGGATACGACTGGGACGGCGGCGCTGTTCCTCGATACGGGGAATATAACGAACACGAAGGCGGGGCATTACATTATCACGGTGACGCTCGACGTGAAGGTTCAAACTGTGGCTGCTGGCCCAACGGTGAGCGCTTTTATTGGCGAACTGCACGTTAAGAATGTGATGCAGTTGAATCAGATGGTCTGGCACCCGTTGCCTGCCACGGCGGGTTCCAGGGTGACGCTTAGCCAAACCTGGATCGTTACGGCTGGAGCGGGCACCACTCTCGATTTCCAGGTCAAGGTCCGTCAGGACGTGGGCGGCACTGGCAGTTACAGGTGTGACGGCTCGAACCATTCGTTCATTTCCGCACTGTTTGTCGGCTGATCCCCTTAGGGGGGGACAAGAAAGGCTATATGTAATGGCTATCGACCAATCACGCTACACGCAGCGACGTAGCGACGTAAACCAGGATCACCTGTCCAAGCAGGCCGCGAACACCCGCGGCCGTTTCTTGGCGCAGCAGCGCGGAAACCGTCAGACGTCCGATACTACTCGGACGTTCGGTCGGTCGCATGAGCCATTCGTTTCCAACCATGCCCGACGCGGTCTGACTGGCGGGGGTGTCCGTTCGGGTGCGTTCCAGAACGCTTTGCGGCAGCGGACGGGCGACCATGTCCGCAAGATGGGCCGCCAGGCGGGCGATCAGGCAGCAGAGTTGCGCCAGTACGATTTGAACGCGTCGAACATCGACCGTCACCGCGATGACCAGTTGCGGGCCATTCAGGAAGACCGCCAGCGTGAGATCGCTATGGCTGCTTTAAACTTGCGGGCCTTGAAGCCCCTTTACGGATAGGACAAGATCATGGCTGATGACTGGCGAACGAGGCTCGACTACCGCCCCAACACTGTTGGCGGCGGGGCGAGCCAAACAAGCAGGGGTGGAAACCACCTTCAGCGCGCCTACACCCGCGGCACGACTATCGGTAAGGGAAACCTGCCCTCCACGATGGGTCAGGCGACCAACGCTGGGAACCTGCAAAACCTTCTCAACAACTCGGGTGCCGAGAACCCTTACGGCGATCCCACCACTACGCCCCCACCCCCAGGACCAGGCGGCAGCCCGAGCGGCGGCGGCTACGGCGGCGGCGGCGGACAGTCCGCTAAAGCTCAGGCGCTCAAAATGTCACAAGGCTTGCAGGCACTCCTCGCCTCGGGACGCTTCGGTGCCCGCGACGTTTCGGGCGACACGGCACGCATCAACTCGGGTGTGTCCGCCGACCAGGCGTCACGCCAGGCCGCCTACCAGGCTTTGACCGACACGATTAACAACCAGGCCAACCCGTACCGCGATGTCGAGCTGACTCAGGCACGGACACTTGACCCGCGGCTCGCAGCGATGCTGCGATCGCAGGGTGGAGATGTTGGGGCTTACGAGGCAGAGCTTGGTTTGGCGAACACACTTGCTGGGCAGGGCGCTGACGCTGACCAACGTTTCTTGCGGTCGATTGCTGCTGGTCGCGACGCCCAGAAGGCTGATTCGTTGCAGGCGACTGCCGAGGCTTCGGAGTATGGTCGTGGCGAGATCGCTGCGGCTGGGACGGCTGCCAAGGCGGCTCTGGCTGAGAAGGCCCGTCTTGAGAATAAGGCGAAGGCCGATCAGCAGATGCAAATTATTCTCCAGTTGATTCAGGCGAACGCTTCGGCGGGCGTCGATACGGATCTCTCTAAGTACGGATTGGGCTGATTGTAATGGCTGATGACAACGGGGCGATGAGTCCTGAAGATATCTTTCGTCTCATTTCGTTGGGTAACACTGGCTTGGATGTCGGGGCGATTGAGCGTTCCGAGTTGATTAACTTCAAGGACATTGAAGGTCTGCTTGATTCGGCATTGTTCCAGCAGAATGCTGGCGCGACGAACCCGTTGGCGTTTCAGCCTACGACGACGTATGAGACTGTTGCGCTCCCGCAGCGGCCTTTGTTCCAGCAGTACAGTCAGGCTCCGAAGGGGTCGATTGAGAACACGATTGCGCTGTTCATTGAGGAGAACCCTCATTCGCCGTCGAAGGTTTTGTCGGAGATGGAGGCGTTCCTCACGTCTGGTCAGTATCAAACGGCGAACCCGACGTTCGCTGATCGACTGAAAAACGACGCTACGAACGGCGATGTGCTCGCTAAGGAGTTGGCGGGCATCAAGGGCCAGATTGACGACATCTCGGCTGAGACACGTTCTTACAACACCGAGTACGCGGCTCTCGAACCTGAGGCGCAGGCGGCTGCGGACGATGGCTTGCCGTCGTACCAGAAGGCTACGGAGACTCCTTCGGAGGCTGCGAAGCGGTACACTGATCGCGGGTTGTCGACGCCTGATGACCGTTACGAGCAGTCCGACTTCTACGACTACGGTCCCGATGGTGGCAGGGCTGCCGCCGACGAGGCCAAAGCGCTGTTCGACGTGATCCGTCGCCGTCGTTCGGGTGTCGATGATGTGGCTTCCGCGCCGTGGGTTGACCCCCGAGAGAGGGTTGTGGAACCGTTCAATCCTCGCAGCTCCAGCCGCTTGCCGCAGTGGGGCGTGCAGGCTGATGCGATTGAGGAGGTTCGCCGTCGGGCCAGCGAGGCCCCGAGCCAGGAGGTTCGCCGTCAGGCCAGCGAGGCCCCGAGCCAGAACGTCATGCCCCCACTCGACCCGTCGACGTTGGACCCGATGGGCACGCCTGACGGGCTGCCAACCTTTGGCGGGCCGCGCGGACCAGGAGCACCAGACGGTCGAGGTCGTGTGCGTGGCGACGAGGATCAGCGCATTGACTCGGTCGAGGCTGCCCGCTGGGCTCGGAAGAAGGTTTGGGATCGGGAGTTGACTGACGAGGAAAAAGCCGACCGTTCCCGTATCGCCCAGTCGGCACGGTTGTCCGCTGTTGCCAACCAGACGTTTGACACAACCTTCTCGGACTGGGCGGAGCAGATTGGTGAAGGCAACCGATCCAACTTCCAGACTGGCGAGCAGTACAACAACGAAGACAACGTGCTGGCTCAAATGTTGATCGCGCGGGCGAACGCCAACTTCGATCAGGAGAACTCGGCGAGGAAGCTTGCTGGGCGCAACGCTGTCGGCGCGACGCCTCTGTCGGACCAGCTTCGTGCAGCCACTGGTGGCGCACCGAACATTGCACCGAAGATGCCTTCCCGTTTGGGTGGGCGTAGTGGTGGCGCATCGTCGGCCCTGGCGGCTCGACTCGCCAAACTGCAGGGTGGTCGCTGATGGTCGACTTCATGGCGGGACGCCGAAACCAGATCGGACAGTCCAGTCCAGCAGTGAGGACGTTCGACTTGGAAGGCGCGCTACGAGCGCAGGCCCAGTCGTCTGCCAAGACGGCAAGGAACGACGCCGCAAGGCCGCGTCGGGGTTCAGCTATGGAAACGGCACTGAACGCTCTCGGTCCAGCGCCATCGGACGGCGAGGACTCTAAGAGCATTTGGGATAAGGCGCTCGGCCTCGTCACAGACGTCAGCCTGGGCCGCGGGACGATCGGCAAGATGACAGCCCCGATCAACCCTTGGGCACAGTACCGCATTTTCAAGGAGGACGTCCCTGGCGGTGCCAAGGCGGAAACGGTCGCGCTGGATGCTATCGACATGGGGAAGCGCGCTTCTGTGCTCGCCCTCGATGAAGCGTCGAAGCACACCCCTGACTGGGCGCAGGACGCCATGTTGTACAACCCGCTGACATTCATGCAGGCAGCGTATGCGAAGTGGGGGCATGACGAGGAGGCTTCTGCTGGCAGGTCTGTCGGTGAGCGTCTGTCTGATCCCCGTTACGGGTTTGGGGACATCACGAAGTCGACTGGCAACCAGTTGGCTGACAATGTGATCGGGTTCGTTGGCGATGTCGCCCTCGACCCCTCCACCTATGTGACGTTGGGTTCCACGAAGTTCGCTGGCGCTGCAGGCCGTATCGCTGCCGCTAACCGTTTAGCGAATGCGAACACAGCAGCTAAGGCGGCGGGTCGGGCGTTGCCGTTTGCTCAGGAGGGCATTGAGAAGGTCGCGAAGTATGGTGTGTCTCATGCCGATGAGGCGATGCGGGCGCAGCTCAAGTTGGGCGATGATGGTATCAGGTTCATGGGGGCGCGTGTCCCTGGGACGGGTAAGGTTGCTGATACGACTGGCAAGGCTTTGTCCGAGGTTCGCGCCGATATTATGCAGTCGAATGCTGGCAAGGCTGTTTCGTGGATGCGTTCCGATAAGGGGTTGAAGCATTCTTTGGACATTATTGCTGGCCGTGTCGACGGCAACGTCGATGAGGCTTTGGGGTTCTTTTCGTCGAACGATGTGGCTCGCGCTGCGAGCGGTAACGTTTTGATGGAGACTCGCGACGAGGTTCTCGGCAAACAGTTGCGCGGCATGAAGGGTGAGGGCCGCATTGCTGCGACCCACGCGTTGGAGGCGGGCGTCGATCTTGACGATGCCCACACTCGCACCCGTGCGATCTTCGATACGTTGTTCGAGTTGGGTCAGTTGGCTGGCACGACGGGCCAGAAGCTTCGCGCGAACTATGTCCCGCACCATTTGACCCGCAGAGGCAAGGCGGCTTTGCAGGGCGTGGAGCGTGTCACGAAGCGGACGACGCACAAGGTCAACACGGCCCAGTCGCGGGGCGCTTCGTTCTCTCGCGAGTTCAAGAAGGGCGACTACTATGTGCCCAATCCGAATGGCGGCAAGCACATCAGGGTCACGTTGGAGGATGCGACGATCGAGGAGATCAACGAGAAGATTGGCGGCATCACTGGTGTCAAGATTTTCGAGGACGACTTGGGTATCATTCTGGAACGGTCGATCCGTGAGGCTTCGCAGGAGATCGGTATATCTGCACAGTTGCAGTCGTTGCAGAAAACCCATCCTCAGTTCGTGAAGGCTTACGACGAGGTTATGGCTGACCATCGGGTTCCGAACACGATGGACAGGCAGTTGTGGAAGGGGTCGCCGAAGACGCCTGGCGGCCTGACTACTGACCCTGGCACGCTGTTCACGGCTACGAAGGCGCAGCGGAACAACGCGAGCCGCCGTGCGAAGTCTGTTCAGGACGCTGTCGATTCTGGCTGGGACTCTGATGTCAACTCGGCGTTCATGAAGGCCGCCTCGTCGGGCAGGCTCGGGCCGCACGTCGAGGTTTTGGTCGAGGACGGTTTCGACAAGATCGTTTCGCAGATGAGGGCTGCGGGCCAGGAAGTGTTAGCTACCCCGCAGATGCGGGAGTCGTTCACGCGTGTCGCGAAGGCGGCGGAAGATCCTGCGTTCGGCAGGGTGCTGGCAGCGTACATGGACTTCACCCGTCTGTTCAAGGGGTACGCTACGATGACTCCTGGGTTCCATATCCGTAACGGTATGTCAGCCCTGTTTATGAACCTGTCTGACGGTGTGACGTTGCAGGATCATATCGAGGCTTACAGGTTGATGAACAAGGTGAAGAAGGGCGGCAAGGCCGCTATCGCTGACATGACGCCAGAGGAACAGATGGCTCTGTCTACCGCTGTCGGCTCTGGTGTGCATGGCAACCTTTCGCAGACCGAGGTCCGCGTGTCTCAGTCTGGTCGTGGCGGCATTGACGCTTTGACCGACAAGGGTGGCGGCTACGAAAAGGTGGGCAACGTACTCAACAAGTTGGACGAGAACGGTCTGACACGTCTGCACAAGGACTTCGGCACGATGAACGTCGAGGGTCCGATGCGTCTGGCTGTCGGCTTGAACACGGTGAAGCGGGGCGTCAAGGACGGCGTCGATGTGGCCGATTTGTTGTCTGAGGGTTTGGCGAGGAACACACGTCTGCACTTCGACTATTCGCAGCAGTCGCACCTCGACACTGTAGCGAAGTCTTTCATCCCGTTTTGGACGTTCATGTCCCGCAACCTTCCTTTGCAGATGCAGCAACAGTTCCAGCGGCCACGCGCTTACGCCAGGTATGCGGCGTTGCGTGACAACTTCGACCTGTCACAAGAGGGCGATATGCCTTCTTGGCTGTCGTCGACGGGTTCCGCGATGGTGGGCGGCGGCTGGCATGTCGCTCCCGACATGCCGTTCGCCGACATGGCTGGTGACGCAGAGTCGTTCAAGGGGATCATGGGACCAGACGGCGGTATCTTCAACTCGTTCAACCCTGTATTCAAGACGCCTTTCGAGCTGGTGCAGGGACGCAAAACGTTCTTGGACCGCGAGTTTCGGGATGACGAAAACAAATGGATGTACGCCCTCAGCTCGATGCTGCCGCCGTTGGCTCGCGCCGACCAACTGTCGGGTGGTAACATCACGAACTTCGTCGAGGGGGACGATATCGAGCTGGACGGCACCAAGTCGTTGAACTCGCTCCTCGGCAACCTCGGTATCCCTGTCAAGCACCGCGACCCTGACGAGCTTCGCCTCAAAGCTCTGAACGAGCAACTGCGGGCCTTGGCCGCCCAGCAGGGCAACTAAGGGGACAAGATAGCTAATGGCTATGGTACAGATTAATCCTCAGTCAGCCTGGGAGACTAGCACCATGCCCATCAGCGGGCCTGGGCCGATGGGCGTCCCTGGCACTTGGGTCATTCACTACCCTGGCTCGACGTCACTGTACGAACCGATGACCGACCTGCAGATGGTGTCGTACCTTCGCTCCATGCAACGGTCATATGTGAACGGGCGGGGCTACAGTTTGGGCTACTCGGTCATCGCATCCCAGTCGGGAAGCCTTTGGGCTGCCCGTGGGATCGAAGGCTACCCAGGCGTCCGCGTCTACAACCCTGCGTCGAACCCTGGCGACAAGGTTGACGGCAACTTCAACCATGTGTCCCGCTCCATCCAGATCGCTGTCGGCGGACAGAACGAGGCCAGCCCTGCTGCTGTCGCCGCTGTGAACGCCCTCATTGCCACGGAGCCGACGTGGGACGTTATTGTCCACTCGGACGTGGATTACACCGACTGTGCAGGGGCAGGCATCACGGCTCAAGTACGGTCTGGTGTCATCGGACATCAGACGACCACCCCACCTTCGGAGGACGAAGACATGACAATGATTGACCAGTACCGTGCAGCGGACACCCGAGTTTGGCCGAAGGCCAAGATGAAGGGTGGCGTGACGTACCAGTTCGATATCGGTGAGGGTGTGCCGTCGTCAGCGTCCGCAGCTATCGCTACGGTCACTGTCGCCGAGCCTGTGCAGGCGGGGTATGTGGGGATGGCGAAGCCTGGGTCTTCGAGCCTTGGGTCGACGTCTTACTTGAACTTCGCTCCCCGTCAGACTGTGGCGAACACAACGTTCGTTCCTTTGGTGGATGGGAAGTTTGATATCCGTATCACTTGCGATTCTCATGTCATTGTTGATGTGTTGGGTTATGTGAAGTGAACGAAGAGATCCCTCAGCCACCTTTCATTGTTCTACCTAATTTGGAGATTGCCGTGCCATTACGACGCATTGGGGACACCCCCGACACCCCTGAAACGACAGAAGCCCCCACCGACAGCTTTGAGGCTGCGATGGAGACTTCTGAAGAATTGTCTTGCGGGGTTGAGAACCCCGATGAGTGTGAGGCTTGCGGCTAGTTCCCTCGCCCGCCGTACCAGACGGCTACGGCAAGTGTGATGCCTGCGACGTAGACGAGCGGGTGGAAGAACAGCGGGTAGTCGTTAAACATCGTCTTCGGGCCAGTCGAAGGCTGCTTGTTGCCAGTGTCGGTTGACGTCCCAGATGGCTGCTGCGATGAGCATTGGTGGGACGATGATGATGGCGAGTGCGCCGCCTAGCAGGTAGCGGCTCATCAGTCGCTGAAGATGGCGTCGGGGGCGATGACGTCGGCGGCTTCTTCGTCGGCCTGGTTGACGTTGGCCCAGCGGACGGTGCCGTCTGCGAGGAGGATGAGGGCTTTGGTGCCTTCGTCGTTGAGTGGCAGCACGTTTGCGATGCCGACGGTGAAGGCCATCTGTTCGGTCTGCTCGCTGTTGGTTTCTTCGGGGGTTTCGATGTCACTCATGGTTTCTCCTGCGTGGGCTTTCTGGATTCGGTCGGTAATCATTTGGGGGTCTTCGGGCATTTTACTCATGGTTTAACTCTTTTCCTTTGAGGAGGGTTAGGGCTTGTCGGAGTCCGAATCGTCTGCCGACCCAGTAGCCGTCGTAGAAGGCTGGTTCCTGTACGTTGGTGTAGTCCAGCACGTTGGGTGAGGGCGAGTCCCCGAGTGCTCGGTTGGCTGTTGCCAGTTCGGATTCTAACTGTTGGATGATCTTGGAACGTTTCATTTCCAACCTTTCTTTTTGAGCCAGTCGACGAGCGGCCCTCCCTCGAATACTGAGTCGGTCAACGTCAGCATCTGGCATCCCATTTCGCATGACTGCCCGAAGCTTTGTTTCAGTTTGCATTCGGGGTCGCACGATTTGTTGCGGTTCATTCGTATTGTCCTCTCAGTCTGCGGTCATGTTCATACTCCTTAGCGTCGGGCGCAAAGTTTGTGTTCCCGTACCACCATTGCAATGTTTCCAGCAGGCTCGCTGCCGACACTTCGGCCGACACTTCGGGTGACGGCTTGATCGAGTTGAAGTTCAGTGCATACATGGTCCCTGGTGGCACC